GATAATGCTTGCCGTAAGTGTAACCTTTGTTAACAACTACCTCTGCAATGGTGCGGATGTCTGCACCCGAGACTGCGAAGAAGTCGATGACGCGCACCTCGCCGCCCACGACCTGATACCACCATATTGCCGTATCGTCTCGATACCCCAAATCCCACGCGCTGTGTACCGGATACCCCTCCGTGAAGACTACACGCTCGTTAATACGCGGCTCTGCCAGTCGCATCTCTGTGCCAAAAAACGCGCCGAGGATAGCCGCCTCAAAACTGCACTCGAACTCTTGGAGGTACTGGTCTTCCGATAGTTGGGCTTTCGCTGCGTTAAGTTCACCCTGCGGCAGCAACCCCGACTCGCTAGCAGGTAGCCGCAGCAGGAACCAGTCATCCGGTATGCGTTGGGCAGTCTGATATATCTCCCAAAACTGGTTCTTGCCCTTTGGCGTGCCTGCAAAAACGCACCAACCGCCTTTATCAGCGAGGGCCGGTCTTAACACATTGCCGAACACGCTGGGCTTAAAGTCACCGTACTCATCGAGATACAGGCCGCTGAACCCCAAGCCTCTCATCGCATCGGCGGAATCGCTTCCAAAGAGGCTAATCTTCGCGCCGTTAACAAGCGTCAGGGTCATCTGCGCTTCGTTTGCGTCCCTGATGAGCGGTTCGGCAAAGAACTTGAAGTAGTCCCACGCAATCCTACGGGCCTGATTCTGGAACGGCGCGACATAGCCAAACAGACCGTTCAGCCCCTGATACATGAAAGCAGCGCGGATGAGGTCGTTGACAGCCGCTACGGTCTTACCGGCACGACGGTGGGCTACGAGGCACCCCCATCGTTTGGTGCGCTCATGGAACGGCAGGAAGGCTTTGCGAGGCGTGTACGGCAGCAAGACCCGCTGCTTCACTCGGGCTTGCCCCATGTGGCTTCAATCTCAATCTTGCCACCGTCTGGCCCGGAGTGTTCGTGGCGTGCCAACTTGGGTACATGGTATTCGAGTAAGTCGCTGAAGCACTTAAACGCCGCCTCTGCGCCCTTGTCTGCGTGTATCTCGTCAAGCCAGCCCTGTAGCCGACCTGCGTTGCCGTCTACGAAACGCGCAATGGCTTCTCTCGCCAGTTGCGTTGACTCGTTAGGCACGCCCTTCGGTCTGCCGGGGCCACCCTTCTTACCTTTTTTAAAAGAACCTTGGTTAACCATGTGAACAGTTTACTTCTGTTTACCGTGCCGCATCAACCTGTTAATCCCGTTTAAGTATCTTGACCTTCTTCTCCTCACCGGGGAACACGACGAAGTTGCGGGTGCCGCTACCTCCTTGGCCTCGGCTACCTGCGTCTTGATATTTAACACCGACCAACCCTTTGTCCTTTAGGAACTGCGCAACTTTTGGCATTTCGCCGCCTTTTGATGAGCCGAATCCTTCGTAAATCCATTTGTGCATTGCTGCACCAGTTGGATTTCCAAATGTTTTTTCCAAGTCTTTCGTTGAAAGTCCACGCGAACCCATTTGTTTTACTAGTTTTTGCGCTTGAGGGGTATTACGCCAATCAGCCCATGCCTTTTGCACAAACTCCGGCTGCTCACTTATCGGCTTATCGTAATCAAGCATACGGTCAATCATGTCGTCGGGGAGGTCGGCTTTGTAAAGGGGAGAAAGGTCTTGTATTGCCGATTTTGTTTCAGGGCTTAAATCAAAATTGTCCGGCTCTTTAAGCGCGGCTCTTAATGCTTGATGCGGATAATCGAACCCTAAAAAATCGTCGTTTTGCAGGGCTTGAACAACGCGCAACTCTTGGGCTGAAAGCCCCGCGTCCTTTAATGCCTCCATTGCATCATCAGGCGAGTCATGTTCACTATAAATTTGAGAAACTTTTTTCTCAAAATTTCTGTAAGGAATTTGCGTTGCATATCCGCGAGCAACCTTCGGCGATTCAGCAAGGTAAATTCCGTGCCCGTAAGCCTGTGCCCCCTCACCCGTACCAATCTTGCTTGCGTCAAACTCGCCTAACGGGTTTTCCTCGGTCGGGTCAAAGCGATGCGGTGTACCGTGGTACACATCCATTTCGAGAACGGGAACGGTTTTGCGTAGCGCAGCAGCCAATCGCATAGGGTCAACCATTGACCCTGCGTACTCACCGGCAGCACGGGGGCTGTCAAATGCACCCTTTGCGCGCTCTATCTCGCCCTGCACAAGAGCCTTGCCCGTCTGAATAGGCTGCGTGACGATTGCCTTGCCGATGGTGCCAAGTTCTTGGGCAACTTGGTCTAGGCGAGGGGTCGGGCGGTCAGCGGCTTGAGAGAACTCTGCCGTCGTCATGCGCCCGATGTTGGGGTCGCTTGTCAGGGCTTCGTAGGCAAGTCCACCGACATCCTGTGCGCGGTCACNGAGGGTATCGACTACCCCGCCACCGAAGTCAGCGGCTTGGCTTTTAAGGCGCTGCAAGTAATCAAGCGCGGCAGCAATTTTAGATGGCGAGTGGCGTGGCATTACTTGCGCTCTTGTTGTCCTTGCCCGTACAAAGTTAACCCTGCTGCGATTTTTGTTGGCGGCAGGCGCAAGGGCTTGTCCGGGTAGAACTCATCTGCCAAACCTTCTTCCATAATCCAATCAGGGAGCAAACCGGTTTTTTGCGGAGCATATATCGTGTCGGCAGCACTTGCTTTGCGGTTCTGTTCACCATACGGGCCGTAGTTAACCCAACTGTTTTGCCCCCGTGTTTCCGAAGTTACCGCCTTACGAGCCAATGGGCTGTACATAGCCAAGTGCGCTCGCCAAGCGTTTTCTTCTCCGTCTGCGCGAAAACCGTGCCCATATTTAAGATGCCCAAAGTAGTCGTGAACGATGCGGAATATATCGTTTGCGGTAACCGGTACACCGTCAATAACCTCGCCTGTTTTGCGAAGCAATGGGTTGCCGCTGATATCTACATCGGCGCTTTTTGTACTGCCAAATCCGCTCTCAGTTGGAAACACCCACAAGTGATTGTTGTCTCGCACATCCATAATTGCAGCGCGAGGGTTCTTTGCATACGGGTCAGGCATATCAGGACGGATAAACTCAATCTTCAACCCCGTCTTTTTTATTTCGCTCCATTGGTCAAGCGTTTCATCAATCATCGCGTCATACGCCGCTTTAACCTTTGGGTCATTTGGAGCGTGCGGCATTTCGTCGTAGGCAGCAGCAATTTTAGTTGCTCGTTCGGGTATTACTTTTCTAAAAACTTTAGGAGGTTCGTACGAAACGTTTTTGCTCGATGCGTAACTTTCCGCAGTTTTTATGGCTTTCTTGTAAGGGGAGGCAACATAGGGGCGGCCTGCAACGGTGAGGGGTTCTGTAGAGGTGCCAATGAGGGGAGGTTTGCCACCTGCTGCCCTCGCAGCCGCTCCCTGTGCTTCTGCCACGCTGCGATTTCTTCCGGGTCGTCCAAGTGACTCAAGTCCGGGGATTGACTTTGCATATTCAACGCCTCTTTCGATTGTGGTTCCAATTCGGGTTGCAGGGCCAAGCGGGTTAACAAAACTAGCAGCAACATCGCCCATTGTTTCCATCGCATTGTCTGTGCGCGGGTAAGCAAGTCCTGCTCGGGCGGCTTGGTCAATCATGTAATCTGAACCGCCAACGGGGGCTTCTGTTGGATAACCAGCCGCAGCCATGCCAAGCGCCGAAATGTCTACAGGCGCTCCAAGCATCCGATATGGCGCACGGCTTGCGCCACGCCCAAACGCCGCTACTGCTTGACCTTGTTGAGCAAGGGAAGGCACCGCATCACCGGGTAGCCCAAACCGCTCTTGATATTCGTCGGGCCGTGCTGTTCCCGGTGTGTTAACAAACTCGCTAGCACGGTCGCGCATCTGCTGGAGGTATTGCAGCGCGGCAGCGTACTTTGACGGTTCCGTTTTTTTTGCCATAGGAATGTACGATAATGCTACTCCTCCTACAGAGACTTGCAAGCATGACTACCATCTCCGACGCCTACCGCGCACAGCAGGTCGAACTGCACATGAATCCCGCTTATGGCGTGGCTTCCATCGCCTTTGCGCCCCTTGTCGCTAAACTAGCGGTGGACAACGGGATTAAGTCAATCAGCGACTACGGTGCTGGCAAGAAGCACCTCCAAACCACGCTACAAGCCGCAGGGCTTGAGTTTGACTACCACCCCTATGACCCGGCTTTCCCCGAGTATGGATTGCCCGTCGAGGCTGATATGGTCTGCTGCATTGATGTCCTAGAACACATCGAACCCGCCTGCCTTGACGCGGTGCTAGATGACCTTGTTCGCATCATGCCGCGCATCGGCTTCTTGTCTGTCCACACGGGGGCGGCGGTCAAGGTGCTATCAAACGGGCGTAACGCCCACCTCATCCAAGAGCCTGCACGCTGGTGGCTACCAAAGTTGTGCGAACGCTTCCATATCCACCATCTTCAGCACCATCAGATGATGGGTCAGGGCTTCTGGGTCGTCGTCAGCCGCGCCTGAAGCCACGCTACTGTCTCGGCAGGGTCACGGGCTAGGTACCACATCCCAAGCGGCTCAAACGCCTCCTGAAAGCGTTCTTGACCCCTTCGCAGTTTACCCTTTGGGGTCTTGATTTCGAGGAAGGCTGCAAAGCCGGGGGCCGTGACCAGTTTGTCCGGTACTCCCTGCCCTGCTGTTCCTAAATCGTAAACCGTAAACCCTGCTGCCCGCACTGCGGTTGTTATGTCAGCGTCGTTAGCATCCCGGCGAGCGGCGTAGCGCATTAGAACTGACCGTCAGCCCACTCGAACCAAAGTTTGTAGGCGCGAATAAAATCATCCACGCCTTCGCCTAAAAGCATCGGCTTACCCTGCGGCGGCACGAAGAAAAACTGCGCTATTTTTAAACCTTCGTCTGTATCGCCGCGAATAACCCAAACCTGAAAGTTAGGCGTAGTGGCGAGAGCCTGCAAGGTTCTGCGTAGACCCTCCGACATTCCCTCTCCCTTGCGCTTCCATTCAAGCACAAGAAACTTGCCCTTGCGCTCGATGATGCCGTCAAGGTCACATGGCGTTATTTTAGGATTGTTCGGCAGTAACCCAAGGAACGCACCGTAATCAATATGCGATGCATTTCGGCTCCTCATTAGCCGTTCAAACTGCACGGCTTTTTGCATCATGTTG